TTTGTATCAGAAAGACATTACTCAGCTGTAATGCCTAAACTTACAAAACATTTTCTTGGTTGTTTTGAAAATGATGAACTAGTTGGTGTGATTACATTTGGTTGGGGTACAAGACCCATGCATACAATTCAAGCACTTTTTCCAGAATTGAATACAAAAGATTATTTTGAAATAGGTAAAATGTGTATGGATGATAAGATGCCGAGAAATAGTGAATCTCAGTTGTTATCCTTGTCAGTCAAATGGTTGAAAGAAAATACAAACATCAAGTATCTTTTCACATGGGCAGATGGTATAGTAGGTAAGCCTGGTTATGTGTATCAGGCTGCAAACTTTTTATATGGTGGACATTCTATTACGGATACATACGTTACAGAAAAAGGTGAGAAAGTTCATCCAAGAACGATACAGGGAATACTACCGAATGAAGAAGGTTTGAAGTATGGGCATAGACCAAACTTTGAGCAGTTGAAAGAATTGAAATTAAGTAGAGTAAAAGGAAAACAGTTCAGGTACATTTATCCTATGAGTAAAACTGATAGAAAATATTTGAAGAAATCAACCGCTACATGGAACTTGAATCATCCGAAACATTCAGATTTAGAATGGAAAATCAAACTGCCTGGCGAAACAGAATATATTAAGACACAAATAATGCCTTTTAATCTAACAAAAGAATTAGAATATAATAAGAAAAATATTGGAAAGTATAGGGCAGAATCAAATTTGATTGATTTTTTCAAATAAGGAATAGATGCAGTTAGAAAAAGAAGATGCACTAAGATACTATAATGAGTATATTGATTTCTTTGAAACCTTTCTTGGTGGCGATATTACCAATTATTATCGCTGGAAGAAACGGCAAAGACTTATTGATATGGGGTATTCAGATGATTGGTTAAAAGGAACTTATGATATGTTCACTGGTGAAACTACTCCAAATGGTCCACAGAAAGATTTATTCAATGATTTTTCTATGGAACCAAATGACATGGAATTTGAAATTGTTCATTGTGTTCCTAAAAAACCAAATCAACAAGAGATTACAACTAACCAATATACTCGATTGCTTGAGATAACGGCATCATTCAATGCTGATAATTCTCCTGGAAGATCTACAAGACTTGCTATTAGAGAAAAGAATTCTGGTAAGTTTGTTGCTTTTATTAAATTAGGTTCTCCAGTAATTAGTATGAGACCGAGACATGAATATTTCAATGTTAAAAAGGTAGATCTTAAAACTTTGAATCAACATTGTCTCAATGGATTTAACATTGTTCCAGCACAACCATTTGGATTTAATTATCTTGGTGGTAAACTTGCTGCTCTGATTTGTGTTTGTCATGAAGTCAGAGAAGCATGGGATGATAAGTATGATGCAGACATAGTGTTTTTTGAAACCACTTCTCTTTATGGATCTATCAAAGGAAACAGTCAGTATGATGGGCTGAAACCTTTGATTCGCTATAGGGGCGATACTGAAAGCAAATTGATGATGAATCTTTCAGATGAAAAATATAAAACCATGAGAGATGAAATTCAAGACAAGTATAATAATGGCGAACAGTTGGTTCCAGATACACAGGAAATTCCTACTAGTAGAAAAATGAGAACTCAAGCTAAGATGCTTTCATATCTTAAAGAAAGTTTAAAAGTTTATGATATGGATAAGTTCTCACATCTATCAAAAGTGATAAAAGAAAAGATGGCAATTACTACTCAAAAGCGCTATTATACTTCAGATTTTGGGTATACTAATTCAGTAGATTATATGTTGGGAAAGACTAAGACCTTGACAAAAGGCGTAAATTATGATAAATTTACATTAGATAATGTAATAAAATACTGGAAGAAAAAAGCACAGAAGAGATATGAAAAACTTAAAGCAGATGGTAGGCTGCGTGATGAACTTGAATTTTGGACTCCAAAATCTATAGACACGATTGACATTATAAGATGAGCACAATAGAAGGGCTATTTGGAGTAAACTATAAACCTCAGAAAACATTAAGAATTTTAGTTTATCCAAACATTACCTATGCTAAAGATTTAGAAAAAGATAGTTATATTCAAGTAATCTATTCTATGATTACTGAAATGAATAAGATCAGAGATGATTTGTTTTTCTATTTGGTGATGCCAAAACATATGATGATGTTTTCTTCTACATTTCCAAATACTCATCAATTTATTATTCCTTGTCCAAGTTATCCTCAAAATATGAGGATGCATTTTAATGTAAAAGATTTTGATATAATAAGACATAGGAAATGGGATTTTGATTTAATATTTTCACACTTACCAGAACATACACTTAACATTAAAAATGTTTTATATAATACTAGTTCGCACAATCCTCCGGTTGTTGGGTATTGTCATTGGTTTGATATTAAGGATGTGGTTGTATCTTCTATGCATGCTTTTAATTACAACTTGATTGGTATGCTGGAAATGAAAAGATGCTACTTAAACACTCAAGCACAGAAAGAATTGGTGTTAGAAGAAGCAGGGAAGATTTTGAGTATATGGAATTGTAAGAGACTAGATGAGATTATGACAGTACAACATCCAGGAATCAGAAAAGAAGATATAGTAGAGGAACCATTAAAAGAGACGAAAAAGATAATTGCCTTTAATCATCGGCCAGCCACATATAAAGATTTTGATAACTTTATAAAAATTACAGATGAATTGTGGAAACAGCGACAAGATTTCAAGGTATGGATTCCACTTTTAGATTCTCCAAATAGACCTTACATTTATGTTGACAAATTTGATAAAATAGGGTATTATAATGAACTAAGGAGAATATGGTGGATGGTCAGTTGCGACTACTGATGGCATTATGAAGGGTACACCATTTATTATGTATGATGCCCCATATTACAAAGAGTTAAATCCTACTGGAGACTTTTTTAAGAATAATGATGATGCAATTAAATTACTTAATTTGTATTTAAATGATACGGTTCATAGAAATAATATAGCAGGTATTGGTTTAAACCATCTTAAAAATAATTTGATATATGAAAATGAAATGAAGGATATGTTGAAATATTTTGATAAAATAGTTTCTTCTGAAAAATGTGTTACTGACCGCTCCAAGAGATTGAAAGAAATGGTAGAACAAGTGGAGAAAGAGGGTAGAGTAACCAAAGAAAACTTAACAGCGTGGATTAAAAATGATAGACCATATGGGGTGGCATTAACGCCATATAGACGAGCATTGCTCAAACACCCAAACATCTATGATTCTGATGGTGTAGAACCTCAATATATTTGGAAAAAGGAATGACAGACTGTTTAGAATATAAAGGAAATACATTTTATTTTCACATAGGAGAAAGACAAGCAGCAAGAGAATTGGTTCTAAAATATCATTATTCAGGCAGATGTCATGAGAATCCAATTCTTGTTGGAAGTCTTCATTTTGGGGGCGGTGGATTGTATGATGATAAAGGAGAATTAGTAGCTACTTGTATTTTTTCTTTATCTAATAATAATACCTGGTCACTCAAAAAAGTTAATCTGATTGAACTAGTGAGATTGTGTAGAAAAGAAGAAGTTCAAGTTCCTTTAAGTTGGTTGGTTTCTCACACGATAAAGCAATTTCATATGCTGATGCGACACAAGATCATCATGGTGGAATCTATCAGGCATGTTCATGGAATTTTCACACGTATAGACAACCAAAAGAAGATGGTTTGATGATTGATGGTACATTTGTTCCTAAGAGAACCGTATCTACTCGCTATGGTACATACAGAAGAGATAAATTGGGCGAAATGTTTGATGAAGTGAAACAAGAAACACTCTATGGTACAGAAGTAAAGAATATTGAATGGGGATCTCATGTTGATAAAGGCAAATATATGTACTGGATTCCATTAAACAAAACAGGAAAAAAGATAGCTAAACGGGTGTTGAACTTTGAATCTAATGAATACCCAAAACCAAAATTTAGTTGAATTACTTTTTGGAAATGATGAGTTAGACTTTACTAAAGCTAATGTTAAAGATTTTATTGTTAAACCATCGAATCTAAGAGTAACTAGAGACTTCATTGAAAAATGGCATTATTCAAAAAATGTTAATGGATTGCGAATTTCACAAATTTTTGGACTTTTTCATGAAAAGAATTTAATAGGAGCGATGATTTATGGTGCTCTTGGGATGGCTAATAACTGGAAAAAGTTTGTTGAAGCGGAAAGCAAAGTTGTAGAATTGAAAAGACTTTGTTGTATTGA